CCGCCGCCAGCACCACGTCCGCTACCAGATGAGACGAGGCCGCCAGTACCGCCCGCCCGCGATAACGTCGTATAGGTTACAGGTGACGGTGTTCCGTTGGTGACGCCTGCGCCACCAGTAGTGCTTGACGTGGCACCTTTTAGCCCTGCATTTCCGCATTGGGCTTGATGAGTATTGGTGGTGGTCGTGCCTTGCCAAAACGTCGCACTCGTATTTTGGTCGGCAGTCGCAGTGTTCTGCGCACTGATCGCAAATGCTGTCGTCGCGCCGAGCGCACCGCTCGAATAGGTTAGTGCGTAATATCCACCGCCACCGCCACCCGAGCCGGTTTGCCCCGTCGCAGCGGTCGTTCCCGCACCACCCTGTCCGCCACAACCGATAAGTTCGACAGTGTGACCGGTATCCGACCAATCACCCGGCTTCGACCATGGCGAGGTACTTGCAGAAGTAAGAAAGACTTCAGGCACTTACGTCTCCACAATATCGTGGAGGTTCAACGTATCGACGCGCTGAGACAACTTACGTAACTGATAAAGTTTAATCGGCTCGGGATAATCAGGCTCGTTGCGCGTTCTGATCCATTCTTCGATTTGCCGTTGCGCGGTCCTGATCACCCACGGGATTTTCTCCCATGGTACGGGCTCACGAATTTTGAACCCAGGCACCTGAAACAGCATCTCGCCGGGACGAACATGATGATGAAATGTACGCGCGGGTGCGACTACAACGCGGAAACCACCATAGGCGTCCACAATGGCCGCAAGGTCGCTTGGTTTCGTTTGTCGCCGCATCGCATGCCTGTCAACCCAACAACTTCTTGATCGCTTGTCTTCGCGCATCCATCATACGTGGCTTAATGATTTTTGGGTCATTAATCCCATCGGCATAGTGATCTAGCACGACATTTTCCATCGCACCCCGAATGATTGGCACAATCGGTTTCATGAAGCTTGAAGAAACACCGCAAGCAATGCCTACCGCATCTACGATCTTGGGATAGAGACGTTCCGCTTTCGGCTTTAGTTCGTCCGGTAAGCCAGATGGATAACCATTATCAATCAACCAGCGATGCGAATATGCGCGCGAGCGAAAACGAATGCTTTCCGTCCGCGTGCAAGCATGGTGCATGGTGATGTATGCATCCGTTTCGTTTTGTGGCTGCGGTAGATGAGGCGCTATGGCAATCCATAATTGTCTACACGCCTCAACATCATGGTTCTCAAGCGCACGACGCATGGCGTCTTGGAGACTCATCCCTGCGCCTTCTCCCGCTCAGCCCATTCGGCTTTGAGCTTTGCTCTCGCTTCAAGCTGCACATCACGAATCTTTTCGGGCTCAGTGACACCTTCATCATAGGCTTTCTGCACGGCGGCGGCCATCGCTTCTTCCATCTCTTTTGCAGCAAAGCCCTTGATGGCACTGCTACCTGCGGTGCCGACTGCCTCAACGATCTTATCTACCATGGCTTACTCCTTCGTCATTTGCAAATCATGGCTAGTCCAACGTGATCGTACTGCCGGTCGTCAGTCGTGGGATGATGCCCGACGCACCGATGGCGATGTTAGGCGTGACCGTACCCGACCACAAGATCGCGCTCGCGCCACCGCCGGATTTGCCGGTACTGAAATGCGTGATCGTGGTGCCCGCCGCGCCGCTCGAAGCGAAATCAATGTTCGCTGCTGGAGAGACGCTGCCCGCCGCTGCCGCCGTCCAGCCGCCGGTCGTCCGCGCCACGTTCACGCGCACATAGTTCGTATACGCGCTCTCGCTCGTGTTCTGCGCTCCCGTATCACCGGGATCGGCGGTATGCAGTGCCGTGATGATATTCGTTTCTGGTGTCGTCGCCGCGTTGTCGGCATAGTTTGCCCACGCGACTGCGCGGAAAACTAGGTTAAGGATTGCATTCTCAGTCGTATCAGAGATGCTCATGATCTAACTCCGTGTTCCGATAGTGGGCCTATTGGCACTGATCGTAATGTTATCGCTGGCAACGTAGTCGCTGCCTTCCTGCGTCCCGTCGAGCCATATGCGCGTCGTGCCAGCCGCGCGAGAGACTGCGACATGGTAGAAAGTATCCACGGCGAGCACGGTACTGCCATTAATCTTATCAACGCCACCAATCTGATAGACGAGTTTGCCGTCAGTACCAATCTTGAGCGTCGGCCCCGATCCGCCCCAGTCGATAAGTTCATAGTTATCATACGCGCTAAATCTGGTACGGCAGTCAAACTGAAAATCACCCGTGCCAATGGCAAGATCGGCTGCGCCATCAAGTTGGAGATAGTCAAGCGGGCCTTGAAATTTTGCCGATGCACCGCCGAACACGCTCTGACTCGTGTCGATCTGCGCCGCACCAATCGACGTTACGGTATGACCGCCAACCGAATCTGGAAACGACGTCGAGGCATTCGCACCGTCGCAATGGAGCAAGAAGATCGGTCGCTGCGGCGGCCAATCTTCACAGGTTGCCAATGCACCGGTGATCGCCGCAAGACCCGGCGGCACACCAGCAGCAGCACCAATGCCAGATGCAGCGCCAGTCGCAGCAATGACAATACCACTTCCTACAGAACTCGCACCGGCACCCGTTGCGCTCGCCGTGGCTCCAGTAATGCCACCACCTTCGACGGCACTATCACCCGCACCAGCCGCGTTCGCGGCACTCTCTTTGATGCAATTGACAACAACTGAAGTAGCACCAACACCGGCCGCACTTCCTGCACCAGCACTTATCTGTTGTAAATCTGTGGTCGTAATCGACGATGTTCCAATGCGGAACAGCGAGCTACAGGAGTTGGACGTACCCTGAGTGGTAACTTTCCATTCAACTTCGAAGAACAAAAACTCATTATTAAGCGTAATTGACGGTGCATTCCACGTAATTGAACTATTGAAATCCGCAGTCGTAGAATTCAGCGTGATAATCGTGCCAGCTTGCGTCGCTGATGTTAGTTCGCGCGCGCTCGCGCCAGTGTCGCTGGTACTCGCCCACACGCGCATGCGGATTTGACCCGAGTGGGTCGCTGCACTGGAGCGGAAATTCCAGGCAAAGGTCCAGTTGCCCGCAGCAAACGTACCCGTATAAGCAACCGGAGAATTAAAAAAGTCTGAGGCCGTCGTATTACCAGAACCAGTGCCCAACTGCGGACCGGTCTGAGAATCGAGAAAACTTGTGCCTTGGGTGGTGGCTGACATTCCTGTCGCGCCGAGCCGACCACGAAAGAAATTGTTCGCCGCTGTCTTGGCGACCTGCCAACCGTATAAGCTATTCGCGCCAGTCGGCGCACTGCCGCCCTCTTGTAGAGATCCGCACCAATCCGGCGATGTGCCCGTAGTCGCTAAAACGTAGAAGGTTTTCGTCGCCACTTATTCGTCTTTCCATTCAAACGAATATGTGCAGCGGTCGTAATTCGCGATATGTGACGGATCAGTCGGCCACTCGTGACAACCGTTTGAATAGTACGGATCAGGTGCGTGCGGCGCGGGCATACCAGTATGCCCAAGGCACGACGTGTCACCATCGGGATGTCCCACATGGAAAGTCAAAAGCGGACAAGCATTCGGATGTTCAGGCCTTCGCGTACGCATCAAGTGCGAGCAGCGCGGTTCCGCAATCTTATCTTCGTCGCTGCCTTGAAATGGATTGCCACCGTTAGCGCAGCACTGGCCGCAACGACAGCAGTAGCCTGATCGAACCCACGGCATCTCATGCTGCGTGCTGAATCGTACCAGCGGTCAAGGTCACAGTCTGGCCGCTAGTAATGCTCGTGCTATTGAGATTGATATCGCTGCCCGACGTGCCGACGGTAAGATTGTTAACTACAACAGTGCCGCCGCCAGACTTGATGCGCGCAGCAGCAGCAGTGCCGGTGTTCGAGGCAACGCCGGACTTCGGCGCACCTGCCATCGTCATCGTATCACCCGAGACCGTGAAGCTCGGGTCTTGCAAGTTGATGACAACGAGAACCGCAGCAAACGCCGCCGTGCAGATCTCGATGAACGCCACGGGCACATCCACATCGATTGCCGTCACGACTGCATTCATCCTCGTGGTTTTCAGCGCAGCAGAATAGTTGACGGCCAAGTTAGCCTCCTAAGGTGCCAGTAAAACTAACGATATCTTCTTGCTCGATCAGTTCAAGATTTGACGCCCAATAGACACCACCAACAAGTGCGATGCGATCGGGCATTTCTTTCCAACCACGCGCTTGCTGCCCTCCAGGCCGAACGGTAAGCGGCGGTGTCGGTAGATCTAACGGAGATACTGAATTATCCACACTATGTACCTTTTCGTTCTAGATCATACTGATCAAACAAGTCACGCAATTGAATCTGCGGCCCTTCAGAACCATCACTCATAACCGCAGTCAAAGTGTAGCTTTTATGATCAACCCTGCAAGCTACCCACTCAAGTGCGTCTTTTCCATCTTTACCGGATTCGCCTTTAGGTCCACGTTCTCCAGGTAATCCTTTCTCGCCTTTACGACCAGTCGGACCAACTTGCCAATCGGGACCAGGGCATTTTCCAGGCTTGTCCCGCTTTGCAATGAACCAGCTAGAATCAAGAGTGACGACATCGAGTTCTTGATATTCCTGTTGTTCTGAGTAGGTCCCTTTAATCTTCAATCCCCGTCCAGGTGCACCAGCAGAAGCTACGATCTGCCAGTCTTTCGCCTTTGCATCTGGTTCCTTGGCTGTGTCTCGTATCGCCTGCCAAGTCGAGCCGGAGTGGACAACAATATCGCCTTCATAGTTGATCGCCTCTGCTGTCCAAATCTTGGATGCAACAAGCATTCCGGGAGGTCCCCGTTCGCCCCGTTCTCCCTTTTCCCCATGTTCTCCGCGGTCGCCTTTAATGCTTTCCCCAGGTTCGCCTCGTTCTCCTCTTTCACCTTGTGGTCCTGGTTCTCCATCACGGCCAGAATCTCCTTTTAATCCCTTTTCACCACGTAAGCCTCGTGCGCCCTGCACACCTTGTTCACCAGCGGGTCCAGGCGGTCCAAGCGGTCCAGGCGGTCCAGGCGGTCCAGACTCACCACGTTCACCTTGCAAACCGGGCTCGCCATCTAAACCGGGTTCACCTTGCAACCCAACCGATCCAGACTCACCACGTTCACCTTGTATTCCTGGCTCACCACGTTCACCTTGTAGCCCACGTTCACCTTGTGGTCCTGGTACACCCTGTTCACCTTGTGGTCCTGGCTTACCACGTTCACCTTGTGGTCCTGGTACACCCTGTTCACCTTGTGGTCCTGGCTTACCAAATTCACCTTGTAATCCAGCAGATCCTTTTTCGCCTTGTGGTCCAGGCTCACCACGTTCACCTTGTGGCCCTTGCACACCAGGAGCACCATCTAATCCCTTCTCACCTTGTGGTCCAGAATCACCACGTTCACCTTGTGGTCCAGGTTCACCTTGAAATCCACGTGTGCCCTGAACGCCTTGTTCACCACGCAGACCCTGAACACCGCGTTCACCTTGCGGACCAGGAGGGCCGGATTCACCAGCCACTCCTGGTTCGCCGGGCTCGCCATCTAATCCAGGTTCACCAGAAGGACCGAAAGCGCCCACTGGACCCTGCGGACCGGGCTCGCCCTGCTCACCCTTTTCGCCACGGGGACCGGGCGATCCTTCAGGTCCGGGCAAACCGGGTGAGCCATCCTTGAGTTCAGCCAAGCGTGCCTTTACAAGACTATCATATGCGACACGCATCTCAGTAAGCTCAGCACGCAGTGTCGCAATAGCCTCACGTGACTGAGATTGAATAACCTCCAGCTCTCGACGCCATTCTCGTCGCAATTCAACAATGGCGTAACCACCCGCCTCTAGCAGTGCTTCAGACAGCAGATCTGCGTTCGATTCGGTTTGCTCGAGTGAGGAGGTTCCTTCCGTTAACTGTTCTTGCATCATTCAAGCTCCTCTGCGGCGGTCCAGCAGGACCCGGCGCTGGCGGAGCAGGCGGCGAGGGCGGGATTTTTACTTGACCCGGCGGAGTCCCCGCTGGGATAGCCGCCGCTGCTGAAAGCGGAACGACTTGTTGTTGCATTCGCGGCTCGTCTCCGTATTTGACGTCGTCTAATCCTTCCTTGTTACGTGCTTCATTGGGCGAAAAGATGCCACCCATCACGCCTTCTTTCAGCGCAGCAATGCGATCTTTGAAGAGAGACCGCAGCAAGGCTGAAGTATCGAATTCTACATATTCATCAGGCTGACCCCATAGATTAAAGGTCAAGCCTATAGCTTCTTCGATATGATTCAAACAAAAACCTAAACCAGATGCAATCCATTCTTGCATTAACACTTCAGATGAACCATGCGGTGCACCACCTATGCCCAAAATAGCCATCGGTACTCTAAACGCCAGCGCAATATCCTGGTCGGTCATTTTCATAATTTCAGCAATCTGCGCATCTCGAGAGCGCATCTGCACTGGCACGGGTTTCAAACCACCAGTTAGAATGGGCGTACCACCAGCATTCGGGCCTTTGGTTTGCTCATCCCATCTTTCACGCAAAGCTTGCACTTGATCTTTATCCAGCAACAAATCAGTTGACAGCATAAAACTCGGCCGCGCCTGATTCATAAAGAATGCAAGCTGCTGCGCCTTCACAGCATCAGATGCAGCAATGTCTGTCGCTGCCGCCAGAATTGGCGACTCACCAAGCAATGGATAAGCGTAGCGTTGCAAATTTGTATGAAGACGAATATGCAGCACATCGCGCGCTGGTGTAGGCGACAGAATACCACCCAATCGATTTTCAATAATGTGATTGCCACCTAGTTGATAAAAAATGGACCCATCTGCTGCTATCTGTGGCCAACTTAAACGTGGATCCATCAAATGCAATTCGTCGATTTCATAACGGTCATTGCGCATACACAGTGCATACGCATTTCCATCAAGATACAAATGACGTGTCATGTTCAACAGAAGATCACTAATGCTTTGGTAATCATTCGGTTGCCGCAAAATGCGTGACAATGCAGAAGTGGTTACACGATCTCTGCCACCCTTGTCATTCGAACGCCAATGATCACCAGGACACATCGCAACGGTCTGCGCATACGCACTGACGCAAGCTTCCACTATCGCAGAACTACCAGAACCGAATGGCAATACATCATAACCACGCTGCCACCAGTTGTAAGATGAACCAACATCAGCGGGCAACCATCCACCCGTAACCGGCAACTTGTACGGACCAGGTCGAACAGATCCTTCGGCAGCCTTGCCGATCATCTTATTGAAAGTGCGGACAAGAGCATTAGCCATCTATCTGCGCAAATGCGCTTCTCCAATCTTTCGGTTGTTTCTGTTGACACAACTTCATTCCAGGATACCAGACGTTTCCGTTGAGCCATCGCCATGTTGCGGCGTAGGGCAATAATGCGTAGACATTGGGATGATCAATGGCTCCGGCAATATGTAACGCAGCAGTGTCGATCGACACGATGGAATCCATAAGGGAAGCGATTGCCGCCACGTCGGCAAAATCATATATATCGAAGGTTCGAATTCCCCTGGCATTTGCTTCCTCACGTTCTTGTAGTTGCAAAGAATAAAGATCACCATTCAACGGTAACAGTTCTAAAAATTGATCTAGCGGAATCTCGCGCTTTGCATTAAGATGCTCATGTTCACTCGTGAGCTTTACTGACCACGCGATACCAATCCGCCGCCGCCCGCCATTACCTATCCGGCGCGTCCACTTTTCGCGGAGAATAGGATCCGGTTTTAGATAAGGCGGCGGCGGAACTTTCTGCGGCGCAGTATCCAAAACTTCCATCAAGTCAAACAACGTACACACATATTCAAAACGATGCTCATCTGCTTCATCAATAATCGGTGCAAGCTGATTAGCTAAACGTGCAAGCGGTGTCGGCATCTCTAAACCAACACTCGCTAATTCTTTGACCATCGGCACATAGCGCATAAGCTGAATACCATCACCATAACCAGCTTCATGCAAGAGTAAAACAGATGCACGCTCACCACGCCATGGCTGCTTAGTCTTCAACAAGCGCGCTCCGCGCTGACTTATTTCATTGCGGAAAATTTCACGACACGCACCATAATCAGCAAAGCCCTCACGATAACGACCTAGTGCAAGTAAAGTCAGTGCTCGATCCCATCGAGCATATGGTGCTTCACGTACTGCCAACGCCATATTGAATTCAACTAAAGCTGATTCAAAATCGTTTTGATTAAAAAGTTCAACGCCTTGATACAAGTGCAGAATATGAATATCTGGTTCTAAGTTCGACGATAAGCCAGCCATGTTCCCTCAATTGTTCGAATAGGCCAGCCTTCATTATCATGCAAACGATCCAAAACTTTCTTCACATCAACAACAGTATCGTTGTGGTAGTCATGCCAAATTATAATCCCTCCAGGCTTAACCAAAGCACGAGCTAAATCACTATCGTGAGAAACAACACGCTCACTATGATCACCATCGATGAACGCAGCATCACACGGGCCTAAGTCTTGCGGTCCTATATCAAGTGAACCACGTTCACGAATCATCAACTCAAAACGTGGATCAATCGAAGCATAGTAACCAGGATCAGAACACATCTCAGCGCGCTGATGGGTCAAGCCCGGTTGATATTCTGGCGGTACATCAATCCCCAGATAATATTCCAATGTAGGAACATTATGCAGCAGCACGCGCGCTGTACGACCATCACGACAACCAAACTCGATCATCGATTTGGCCTCAACACTACACACCAAAGCTGTGATAACTTCCATCTCCCCAGTCACTAAATAATCCCGATGGAGACCTAGCCAATTGATCGGCCAGATCTCCAGATCGGATTTTTGAACAACCGGGATCACGGTTTGGAAGCTGGTCGCGGTTGAGTAGTGCGTTCGGCCTGCGTTTGACGAGTTTGATAAGTTGACTTCTTCTGGGTCTCCTCGTTTGCCTGCACGTTAGGATCCGGCCCACTGCCATCATCCGCGAGCTCAACAGCCTCGCCTTGAGCAATTTTATTGAGCTCTTCTTGAGTCGGTGTAGGACGTGCCATAAAAACCTCCTTATGGTTCAGGGTTCCTAGCGGGTTAACGCAACCCGCTAAGAAAAGGTTGCATGATCACCAAGTCACGCTGGAAACCCAAGACACCATGCCGGTGCGACGCAGAGCCCAATTCATCGGCCAAATGAGCCGCAGAGCCATGCTATCGGTCTGCCACATTGACTTGACAGGCGTTGCCGGCGACGGTGTGCCACCAGTGATATCCGCCGGTGAAGTATCTTCCATATGGAGCGTGGCCTGATCACTGACTTCGAAGCGTGGGGCTTCACTACCTACGCTCACAAAGTCAGCGGCATCAAGACAGATCACCATGCCGAGCGGCACCGTGCCTGAATCGATGATCGTAGCGCCACGCAACCTGCCCGCCGCAACCTCATCCGCAAACGGGAACAACCCGGTCGCGGCGTTCGGTGGCTGGATCAGGCTGATGCTCAAGATTTGCTGCGGGTTCATGATGAACACCAGTTTCCTGATATGACCCGCAGTCGCAGTAAGCAGAGCACCAGTAAGATTCTTGATGTCACCGACCAGTGCGGCAAAGCCACCACCAGCAGTCGCTGTCTGACCAGAGACACCATTGCGCAAACCGGGCGGGCGAATTGCCGTGGCCGGATTCGCATCAAGCAACACGGTATCGAGCGCGATTGCCGTATCTTGCTGGACTGCGTCGCGCAACAAACCTTCGATCGCGGGCGTGGAATGCTCATCCATCTCGCGGGTCCAGGTCGTGATGACCGCCAGCTTCTTCGGCACAAGTGACTGCGTCGCGAAGGCACCTTGCCTGACGGGAATTGGCATACCTTCACCAACGAATGACCCCGCCAGCGACGGTGTCAAGTTGCGCGTTGGGATGATGACCTTGCCCGCGCGCCCAAACGTGAGCGCAAGACCCATGGTTGACAGCCTTGGCATAACTGAGCTCGGCACCAAGGCTTCCATGAAGTCAGCGTAGATCTGCTGCACAAGCTCGGCAGCCCATCCAGTGACGGCCGTTTGAGCAACGGCACTAGAAGCTTTTGTCGTATATTCGATGAATGCTTTGGTGCATTCGTCTTCACCATAGAGCTCTCGCCGCACAACGTCGATGGGCTTGTGCTCCTTGTGCGCCAGCATCTGCACGACGCCCTGACGAATCAGGTAGTCGAGCGGATTGATTTTCTTTGCTGGCATGGCATAAGGCCGCGGTCCACTGGTGCGAATGATTGTGCCACCATTGCCACCACTGGTATCTCGCTCGCTCGCCTTGGCCAAACGGGTCTCGGCGGCTTTGAGATTATCGCGGTTGCGCTCGGCATCCGCAATCTTCTTGGTGAGATCCTCGGTAACGGCCATCGCCGTTTCGTCAGGGTTTTGATCATCCACAGTCTCGAGATGAGTCTGCAATTGATCCTGGAGGCTGACAACATGCTGCTCGGCAGCCTCGATTCTCTTGCTCAGCAACATGGGAAATCCTCCTTGAACTGAGCGTTGGGTTACGGCATGCTCGCCGGTTTTGATCGCGCGACCTCGATTGCTGCCATGCTCGGCACGAGAACGTGCGGAATCGGATTCGCCCGTGGTCTTTTTGTCGGCATGCTCGCCAAAGACCAACCGTTGCGTATCCGGGGAAATTCTAAGCCCCTTGGCTATTGCCAAGGCATTTGGATTCGCTGGGATTGACACCAGCGATGTTTCAACAAGTTCACACTTGTTGTACAGAATACCTCTTTCTTGATTCTCACGCGGCTTGCTTTCAATCGGCTTGAAGCCGACAGATACAGCGCGCAAAATTCCAGCATCAATGAGGCGTCGCAGTTCATCAATGCGTGCGCTAGTGCCGGACGGCGCGAGCACAAGGTCTCCCCGCAACGCCTCATCTTCGACACGCACGTTCTTCCATTTTCCGATCGGGAAGCTCGAATCATGGTTGAACAGTGCGATAGGATTTCTCATGAAATTGGCAAATTGCCAGCCGTGCGGCACCACAATATCACCAAAGCGATCTGGCGTAGCGTCAGAGAGTATGAATTCCATGCCTCCATCACCTTCGTGCATTTTATGCACGACAGCAGTGGTAGATGCATTCACGTCATAGCCCCCTGGTCCTTGATCTTCCCATTGAACTTCGCAAGCGTATTGTGCATCGGCTTCTGCAATGCTTTCATCAGCTTCTTCAAGTTCATCAATGCAACGATCAATAAAATCTTCACGATCTTCATCAGGATCTGGAACCGGAATGTCTGGCAAATTCTCGTCACTGTATTTTTCCAGCAACTTGCACCAGACACGAATGATACGTTGAACTTCCGCACTCTTAGGCTTACTACCGCCATGCGCCGAACGCCATGCATCCATGCAGATGGCGACATTCTGCTCGTTGGTGCGATCTTTGTTCTTCGAGACTTCATGCATACAAACGCCCATGAAATCACTTTGAGACTGGCCCTTACGTGGTTTCGGGACCGGCATTGCTGCCTCCTATATCATCTTCCGGCGCTTCATAGGTGTGGAAAAGCATTTTAATGCTTCTCTCACCCGCAGCGACATGACCTTTGCCGCCAGTGAATTTCTCAGCTTCTTCAAGAAGCTTGGTGATGCTGATATTGACACGCGAGATTTTCATCTTTGTGTCATTAGAAAGATTGCCATCGCGAGAATCAACACCTAGCTTTGCAGCCCACCGATGGTGGCCATCTAAGATGTAATCATCTTTAGAAATAACTAGTCGTGGGTCTTTGCCTTTTTCAGAATCTATTTTATCCATATTGATCGCAACCTTGGCACCATCTAACTGATTTTGAGTGGCGCGCAAGTTTGCGGCAACTTCTTTGCCACGATCAATCTTGTAACCTTTTCCTCTCAAATATTCCAAAAATTTCTTGGTCTGCTCTGCGTTCAACTGTGGCATCTTCACACGCGGAATGCCTTTGCTCTCGGCGCAGAACAAGTTAGTACCTGCCACGCTGACATTGCAAAGATCAAACAGCGGTGCTTTCTGTCCTTGCGCTTGCCAGCGTTCAGCTTCCTTGCCTAAAACACTAATAAGCGTTGAAATCTTCTTTGGCTGATCTAGCTCAACCTTCTTGCCTTCATATAGGGCGCGAGCAGCGTCATGCACATCAGTCGTGTAGATCGAACCATCTGCACGAAGCTTGGCGTGTGAAGAATATCCTGCACCAGGATGCTTGCCGCCATCACCATCACCGCCTTCACCTTCGCAAAATTGGCCAGTGTCTGGATCGTGACAGGGATTGCCGCCACCATCAGCCTTTACTGCGTTATCCCAATCTTTCTTTGGTTTCTTCGCAAACCTGCCAGGACCACTGACTGGCTTGCCTGAACCACCAGTCGGCTTGCCACCAAAGAAACTTCCCCCTGGTTTACTTAGATCAGGCGGCCCAAAACCAACTTGCTGAACGCGAGCCGCTAATATCGTTGCTGCTGGTGATCCTCTTCTTCCCCGCACTGACTGAACCGATCCTTCATGCCCATCTGGATGCGTGTATTCCGTGTAAGCACCGCCGAATCGCGTGCCGGTTTCACCCTTTTGGACAAAACCCGATTGCTGCATAATGGCCTTGCCCTGTTCATGCGTCGCACCAGGGAATCTTACCGAAACCATGCCACTAGCGCCATTCGGCCATTCAGGCTTGAGTTTCGATCCAAGCTTGTGCCACTTCTCGGCTATTACTTCAACCGGATGCTTCTTGCCACCTTCACCAGCAGGACGAGCGGTGTATTGTCCATCACCGCCTTCACCTTCGCAAAATTCACCAGTGTCTGGATCATGGCAAGGATTGCCGCCGCCACCAGCTTTTGTTTTATCACTTTGTGACTTGACAAACGTGCGCAAGTCATCAAGGTAATGCGTTATATAATCGTCAAGCGCATTCTCGAACTCTGCTAGCACTTTTGGCGGTGCATCTTCGATCATTTATATTTCACCGTTTTCACAAAGCCTTCTTCAGCCTGCGGTGAGTTCCAACCAATGCGCAAATGAAATCCATCAAATTCATACACGTCCGCAGTTTTCTTGTCAGGATGAATTATCAGCCCTAGCGTCATCGGCTTGAGTTTTCTGCCAGTTTCTTTTTCTAACTGCTTGACGGCATCATTCTTGCGCTTGATGATCGCCTTAGATTTCTGCGCGTTCCATTTGGCTATGGTAGCCGCACTCTGCTTGGCCAGCCATGCGCGCTCTTTCTTACCGGGTTGTCCTATCGTTGAACGCCATTGCTGCCCGGTACGTTGATTAGAAACAAGACCAGACTTGACTTCTATGACCCGGCTGTCACCAGCGATATCTACAGGAAAATTGGTTTGTCCTTCACCAAGCTTGCGCGTGTCAACCGCACCAAATTCTTCTTTTAGATAATCCTGCGCAATTTTTTCGCCCAAGTGTCCAGTTTCCAACTTGCTGAGTTGAGTCTTGGTTTCTACCGGCTTGCCAGTCCATACTCGTGCTGGCTCGCCCTTGCCATCGCCGCCATCAGTTTCGCAAAACTGACCTGTGCCGGGATCGTGGCAAGGATTGCCGCCACCAGCACGAGATCTAAATGAACGATCCTCCCACCGCTGATACAAATCATAAAACTCTTCATTCGACATGGGTTTATCCACTCTGTCGATTTGAACATCATCCGGCGAAATCTTTACATCAGGAATCTTCTGCCATGTGTAGCCTCCGCCTGTCTCATAAACACCCGGCGGAATATCGACCGAATAAACTCCCTCTTTCAAATTGGCAAGGATATAAGCATGATCATCACCTGCTTGTCCACCTCGCGCCGTTTCAATGCCATGATCGGCAGAAAGCACATTTTCCATCGCGTCAGCGACACGGTCGCAGATGCCACCAGTGCCAACTTCACAATCGAAGCCTTCTTCATCCTGATCCCAGGCATCATATTCCATCTGCGCTGCCGTAGCTAGATCAGGCTTCAGTGCATGAGCATCTTTTACAGTTTTAGAAGGATGAGTTGGTGCGAGCTCACTTTCCATTCCATTGTTTGCACCATCTCCTTCGCAAAATTGGCCAGTGTCTGGATCGTGACAGGGATTGCCTTCACCAGCTTTATCAGTAATGCGAAAAATCAGGTTCATCTATGCAACGGCGGACCAAAGACTTGCCAGCCTAGCAGCAGAAATAGAATGAACAGCAAAACAGCATTGCCGCTCACAGCATACGCACCACTGACCATGCCAAAGTGAGTAAGAAGCCCAAACACAAGCCAGATCAACATTAAGATCCAGTAGCAAAGCCCGAGTGTCATTTGTTCCTCCAAAAAAGAGCAGGTAGAACCCAGGGACAGAACTCTACCTGCCCAGTTGCGAAACCTCCCCAAGGAGGGCGTGCCAGTTAGCCGATAAAGGAGGCTTCGATACTTCAGATCTTAACTGACACACCGCGCAGGATGTCAGCTAAAACCTCAATGCGCGGATTTTAGATATGAGACCAGCGATAGTGATTGAGAACACGATCAATAGTACATTTATGAACACGATACTTTTTTGCTAGCTTGTGTCTTATTCCAACTGACTGTAAAAGCAAAAGTGCATGAGCATATTCATTACGAATCATACGTACATCTGCTTCAGTAAGTTTCGCCATTCCATGTGCTGAACCTTGTGCTTTTCGATCTCGCCCCTTAGCTTTCATATCATCATAATTAGACTGTGGAGTACCAAGAAACAAATGACTAGGGCGAACACACAATCTATTGTCACAACAATGACAAACACAAACCTGCCGCATTCCATTTGGAAGCTGGCCATACGTCAATTCCCACGCAGCACGATGAGCAGTCGTTGTTTTAGAAAATAATCCCCAAACTAGACCATAACCATTCGGTGTTTGACGACCTTGCCACCACCAACAATCTTTGGTCTTTTTGACTTGCGACCAGAAGCGTCGTTTGGTATTTGGTTTTTTAGCCATTGAATCCTCCCTTCAAGGAAACGATGGTTAGGGTGACACCGACGGCCGCGAACCGTTGGTGTTACCCGTTTTAACATAATAAAGTGCGAAACGCCATCTCGCCTGCAATCATCAAAGTCAGTGAACCAATCAACGCTTCTATGTCGATCTTAGGTGGTCGCAATGGAGCTACTCCAACGGCCATTGCTAGCGCGACCATTCCGTCTATGCGCCCGGAAGACCGAGCCTTGCTCAGCTTCCGGTTTGCAGAGTCTTTGCCTTCTACGACGCTATTGCTCGCACACATCGACATCACCGGATGATCGCCATGCGCAATTTCTTGCTCGAGAATCATTGACTCAAGTTCTCGCAACGCCGGGCTCATGGACTGAGTGCCTTGCCCAAACTCAACAAACTTGTTTTGTATTTCCTGCTCAGAAAATCCTGCCTGCACCAGCCACGGCTTGAAGTGCTTCATGTTCCAACGATCAAATCCAATTTTCTCAATACGAAACCGAAGGAACAATTGGCGCATGTGCTGCGCCACGTATTCATACGATACTGATTTTCCTGGCGTCGTTTGCAGCCAACCCTGCCGTTTCCAAAGGTCATACGGAATACGGTCAGTGCGCGCCTTGGCCTCCAAATTGTTCTCCGGCAACCAGAAGGTTGGATGCACCTGCCACACATTATCCACTCTGCCAATAAGCACCAACGCTGTTAGATCTCGAACTTCAGATAGATCAAGCCCACCATAGATGGTGACATTGTCGATTGCCTTGGGCGCAGCATTGCACGCCTTCCAAAGCTCAGTGCTGACAAACGGGGAGTTCGCCTCCACGCGCTGGTTGAGCACGAGATTACGATATTCAGGCTCACGTGCGGGCATACGCTGCGCATCTGCGGCCATGGCCAGCACTTCGCGCTCATTTAGAAATTCACCAAGAGCTGGATTGGCGAGCCTTATGCTCTCCAGCGCAAACGGGTCTGCGTCCATCGGCGTAGTGAACACCCGGCATATGACGCGGTTATCATGCTCTCCCAATGCATCATCGATCAAGATGCTCAGGAGATCGGCGTCGGTCGGGGCTTGGGTGGAAATGACGATACTAAGTGGCTCTTCCTGAGCTCCGGTGGCTGTTTCAAGCGCCTCATAGAGTGCAGAACGTGGCCCCCGAACTTGACCAAGTTCATCATGGACGATGAAGACTGGACTAAGTCCAAAGGCGGTTGAGGCTTCTGCTGAGAGCGCACGATACCTTGTACCCCATGCTGGACACATCAACTCCTTCGTTGTATCCTTGATTCTAACCTGATCTCGCAGGATCGGGCTTATACGCACGATCTTGGCCGCGAGGCTGAAGAGGATGGCAGCTTGTTCCCTTGACTGAGCGGCGGAAAATAAGCTCGAATTCGGCACGGCTTTCGGCCCGCATAAGTGCAACAGCAGCAGAAAGGCCGCGAGAGACGTCTTGCCGTTCTTCCGGGCGAAGCTTAATATCGCGCGTCGTGTACCATATGGGTTGTCGTAGATACGACGGATTTCGATCTTTTGATACTTCGAGAGTTTTACCGTCTGGCCCAATAATCTGCCTTCTGGCACCAGCAGGGTTCGCTCTATCCATCGGATAATATCCTCGCCGGTAATTTCCTCTGGCGACTTATGCCGCTTCTTCGTCGTCGTCCGGGAGATCCCACGGCTTTCTGTTTGAGAGTTGTTTGAGTGCACGTTTTCCCGTCTTATGTTTGGCACCTGCCGTCAGGCGCAGTTTTGTTGAAAGAGTCGCAACCAAGCGGCTCTCAGTTGATTTCATTTTCACCAGATTATAAAGCACCTTGGAGTCTTTTGGCGTTAGAATTTTCTTATTGCGATACGATGCTATCTGCACTGAGAACATTCGTGACATACAAATGTGCTGACATAACTCGACTAGAATCGGGTCTGTCTCCGGCCTGAACCAATCTGGCGGCAAAGCGGCCACGATCTTACGCCAACACTGAGCTTCCTCCTCAGTTAACTCATCTGGCGGGTCTGGCCTATCTGGCATAGGGTCTGGCGCGATATTCAACGCCGCAATGGCATCTGCTGATTGACGCGGCATGTAAACGCCTCCAAATTAGTGCCCGGTTACTGTTCCACCAGGCGAAGTCAGGGGCGGGCACAAGTGCCTACCGTTCCACCACTCTGCCTCACGGCAAAGCCTATTCAGACGTCGCCGCTTTAACCGCCCACTGACAAGCTTCCTCGTATGAGGTCATTGCCAATGACCAGTGACGGGCTTTCTCGGCGGTGCTTGTGTCTTCATTTTTGTGATCAGCGCATACATCAATGAGATCTGCGCTGAGACGCTTGATCTTGAATACAAGCTCATTGCCACTTGGGTTGAAGTCCAGTCGTACTCTTTGCTCTCCAATCGTCATTCGGAACTCCGTGATACGAAAAGTGTCATTTTGGTGATAGATCTTTTTCAGCGCTAAACGATCTAATTAAGCCTGCGGTTGCATCTAGATAGCTAGGGTGCCGATTAAAGAAGAGCCCGTGGATCGGTCACTTCTTGCATCGTTGCGGACAAAATCGCTCGGATCCGAAGGAATTTTCGAT